CATTTAAAAAACATTTAGATTATCCTAATAATCAGTTACTTACTCTTGTTCTTCCTACCTTTATAGAATTTATAATCATCATATACTATAATTGATAGTATTAATAGGAGAGTTCCAACAACTATAATGTCATTATCTACAGGAGTGAGTAGTGATTGTATTTTGTTTAATGGACTCATAAGACGTAAGTATTAAAAGGTATATAATATGGTTGTTAACTTATATAGGACAGACGTAAAAAAGAAAAAACTATAGCTTATGCTATAGTCATTTTCTTAATTTGGTCGTTGGTAGGCGACCAATAGTCTCCTTTCTGTACCACGTTAGTGGTAAAGGATACTGTAAGCTGGTTAACAGCTCCTTTGGCTTTGCCATACTTACTTTCTACTTGCTCTGATAGGAAGGCTTGTCCTTCATCTGAAAGTTCAGTGAAACGGATGAAACCAACGGTTGCATCTTTTTCTTCTGAATTTTTCAATATCAACAAATACTCACCTTTGTGAGGAATTAAAACGGAGTTTTTAAACTTTTTCATAAGCTTTATAATTAATTTTTTAATTTAAATATTACCCCAAGGGGGTATTTACTAACTCTTTTTTTAGGAGGGGTGCTTTTATGAGATATTCCCCACAGCCAGAAATACTGATGATTTTAAAATTTTTTTTTTGGGAAATTTTTTTTTTTTGGAATTTTTTTTAAGAAAATGGCTATTATAAATACTTTTTTTAAAAATAATCCTTAAAAAGTTTGGTAGTGTCGTTTTTTATATATATATTTGTATTGTTAAGTTAAACTAAACTTCAATACCCTAATAAAGTTGGATGATTGTTGGATCAGGTAATTTCTCTTTTAAGAGATGTAAACAAAAGAAACTGTGAAAGGTTAAGGTCAGTTTCTCTACCACGATAATAACTCTGGTAGTCGTTTTAGGTGAAGATCAATAATTCAAAAACTAGGGGGAGGAAGGAATTAATATATTTGTAATATGGAACACGTAATAGAGACTACTATTCATGATATAGATCAAAGGATAACCTTTGGTAAGTATAAAGGTAGAACATTGTACACAGCTCTTGTAAATGAGCCTGAGTATATTATAGCGATGAATGAAGCTAGGATATTAAAGGTAAATCCTTCTTTGATTAAGGTGGCTAATAATTTTATTAGGGGAAGGTTAACGGAAGATATGTATTTAGATATTTTGTATCATTTAAATAAAAACTGGGATAATGACAGACGATATTAAGGATTATTTTTTAGTATTTGGAGAATTTCCAAAAATAAATGGTAAATAATTTGGTAGTTTAGAAATTAGTTTGTATATTTGTATTAATGATTAATTGAATTGTTATTACCATAACCGAGCTCTTAGAAGGAGTAGACGAGCCCCGTAAGGCTTGCAGAATAAATAAGAGAGACCCCCCCGACAGTCTCTCTTTTTTTTTGATATGAGAAAACCAAAATATAAAGTAGGAGATGTTCTTGAGTTAGTATATACTAGTGATAGAGTTATAGTAACGGATATTGTGCCTGATTTAAAGGGTTACGATGATTATGTAATAATAGATGATGATGGGTTTATTGTCAGGATTGCAGATATAAAGAAAAAAGTTAAAGTATGAAAAATAAACAATGGAGGGAGAAAGACTGGATGGAGATAGCCAAGCGATCAGGATTGGCTCTTAACCACCTAAGAGCAGTAGAGTTTCTTAAAGACGCTATGTTTTATAGTAAAGGAGATATTATTACGCTGTCTAAGTTAAGAGAATACTTTACTGAGAGTGCTATTAGGAAGCTCATGGGAGAAGGATATGTAGAATTTAAAGATAAACTATGAATATAACACAAGAAGCAGAAGAATGGGAAGCTGCCCGTAATAAGGAAGACAAGGGAGAAGAGCAAAAGAAATCCTGGAGAGAGAAAGTAGATGAAGAAACTTTTAGCACACAGGAAGAAGTAGAAAACTATCTAAAGACTAATTTTACAGATATGGATTATAATACATATTTAAGCCATTTAAGTGGTCTATGTTTTATATTTGGAATTAAACCTAATAAATAAGGGAGTACCTAACTCTTATAAGTTTTTTCTTATAAGTTATACCTTAAGGAAAACCTTCAACCCTAATTAAATATAGTAATTAGGGTTTTTTTACGTCTAATAAAAAAAATTAATACAAAAGATTTGGAATTTTAATATATTATATATATATTTGTAACAAATAACAGTGAAGATGGAGAAAGTAGTACCAGTTAACACTTCTAAGGAGAAGTTTTTTAGACAATATGTAGAGTTACTAAACCCTATATTAAAATTAAGAGGTAAAGAGTTAGATGTACTATCTATGTTGTTATATTGTAACAATGAAAAACAATATATACAGGAGCATGATAGATGGGTTAATATCTTTAGCTATGATAATAAGTGGAAGATGAGACAAGACTTAGGGCTGTCAGATGCTTCATTTGCTAATAATTTATCTTCTCTACGTAAGAAGGGAGTTATTACAGAGAATAAAGTTGCTGAAGGCTTGTTAATATATCCAGGGGAAAATAAAAAGTTCTCATTAAGTTTTAAATTTAATATACATGAAGAACAGGGAGCTACGGAAGTTAATTCATAATATTTCTCTAGAAACAATGTTACCAGAAGATATAGTAGAAGATATTATAAAGTCACAGTTTGATTTTATAAGAGGCACTATAAAGTCTGGAGATATGACAGATCCAGATAGTTTTAAGAATATTAATATAAAGTATTTAGGGAAGCTGTTTGTAAAGAAGTCCAGGATAGAGATAGTAAATGCTAAAATAAATGGAGCTAAAGCAGCTGAGTGATATATATAAACAAAAAGAAGTAGATGGAGAGATTCACGAGTACCTTTTTAAGAAGAATGTTGTTACTAGAAGGTATTTAGACTCAGCTAGAGACATTGCAAGCATAGAAGAGCTTATAAGTAAGTCTGGTAACCCATATAAAAGCAGGTGTTCAGTAACACTAACTACAGGAGAGCAGATAATAGTTAAACATACATACGAAGAATTAAAACAATATAAACAAAAAATAAAAATTACAGGATTTTATGGCACAAGGAGTTAACAATCAAAAGTCAAATGTTCTTATAGATGATAAGACGGGGTTAAGGTATAAAGAGTTAGATATACCTGATTTATCTGCAGTTACAGAGGATACAGAAACTTTAGATCAATTACCTACTAAAAAGGTAAAGTTGTATGATACATTAGCTGCTCATAGATTAGATACAGAGACACACGAAGAATACAGGATTAGAAGAAGAGTTAACAGCAATGCCATAAAAAAATACTTAAAGGGTAATATGTTCTGGAACTCTCTTTATATGGGAACTCTAGAGAATGAGAAATTAAAACAAAGATTAGAAAAGTTACAAAATCAAAAAAAATTACAGGAAAATGGCAAATAAATTAAATTTTACCCCATATCAGAATGGGATGTTAGTTAAGTTAGAGATTAAAGAAGTTACAGACGCAGGGATTATATTACCTGAGTCTCATAAAGAGCAGATGGACTATACATATGAGGTAGTAGCAATTGGCCCTGAGTGTAGACAAGTAAAGGTAGGAGACTGGGTTTTACTTAATGCTAATGGAGAAAAATTAAATATAGAAGGAGAAGACTATGGGTTTATTAAAGAACACCAGATATTTGGTGTATTTGCAGAAAGGCCACAAGCTACTACTGCTCCTAAGAGATCTAATAGTAATCTTAAGTTAAATAAGACTACTAAGAATGTAGAAGAATTTAATAAAAAACACGGGCTATAATGGGAAAGAGAGAAGTAGAGGTAGAAGGTTACGTATGTAACAATAGAATGTGTGGACAACGAGGGAATGCTTTTTATTTTAAGTATTTCCCTAAATTAGAGAAAGAATGCCCTAGATGTGGGTCAGAGAGAACAGAGCTAGTAGTTTCTACTAAGGAAGAGGTAAATGACGGTACTAAGATGGCTACTCCTATGTTAGGTAACAGCAGTATGAAAGGGAAAGCGTATTATCAAAGTAGATCAGATAAAAGATAAGATATGAAGGTTATATTAGTACACGTAAACGTAATAGACGGAGAAATGGAGGATATGGGGATAGATTCTAAATCTACCTCCCCATTATACTTTAGAGAAGATAGGTTAGACGGCTTTTTAGAGTTTAAAGATTATATAATGTTTTATGTAAATGGACAAGAGCACGTAACTAACTATTCAGAGGAGACAAGGGAAGTATTTAAAAATGCTTTATTACAAAGAGAAGTAGAATAATGGATTTATTTGAATTAAAAGATTATAGATTAGTATTTTCTCCACAAGCATTAGCTGTAGGAGCATTTAAAGATCTATGGGATAGAGATAAGTCAAAAGATAAAAAGAGAGCTAATGCAGAGCTCTCTTTTATTTATTTTTACTGTGATTTTAAATCTGACTTTGGTAATATACTAGATGATGAGGAGAGAATGCAGCAGATAATAATTAATTTATCTGATTTAAAAGATGGCTGGAAGATTGATAAAACAGTACAAACAGCTATAGACTTTTATAAAGAAAGACAAGAAACAGTATCTACTAAACTTTTAGATGATGCTAGATATGCTGTAAAAGAGTTATCTTCCTTCTTACGTAAGGTAGATTTAGAGTTATTAGACGACAAAGGTAAGCCTATATATGACGCTAAGAAGATAGCAGATACTATATCTAACCTAAGTAAAGTAGTAGACTCTTTAGCGGCATTAGAAGATAGAGTTAAGAAAGAACAAGACGCTGGTGCTTCTATGAGAGGCGGTAGAACTAAGGGTATGTTTGAAGATGGGCTATAGAACAGAAAAATTAGTAATAGTAATACTAATGGTATTAGTAGGCTTTGCTTTAGGAGTTGGAGCTGTTTGTAGTTTTCCTGATTCATTTAAAATAAAATTATGCAACGAGAAGATAATTATTATACGCCAGAGATAGAAGAGCTTTCCCAAGGTATGGAATATACTATGCCTGTACTTAAAGAAGATAAAAGTACTGGTAATTTATATATTAGTAGTTTTATAAAACATACATTTAAATTTGAAGATTTACTAGATCATTTTGACGTAGAAAGAGAATCTTCTGGAATAGTAAAATGACAAAAGAGTTTTTGTTAATAAAAATGGTATAGTTATTAATACTGGATGGGGCAGCCCTGTTATAAAAGATAAATTTACTACAGTAATATCTCATCAAATATATGATGCTTCTAAATTAAACGTAGTACATGAAAATCATTTATTTAATGGTATAATTAAAAATAAGACAGAACTTAAAAAGATTCTAGTGTCATTAGGAATTTATGAATAGTTATAATAAATATCAAACACAAGTAACAGAAGAACTTTTATCTAAACTAGATAGAGATACTAAAGGAGAGTTAGTAGAACTTATGGATCAGATACAGCTGATCAAGAATATGGCTTCTACTGATAGAAAGTATGCTAAAGATCTAGAAAGAGATGCTAGAGGTAGAGTTATTGTTGATATAACTAATCCACATATACTAGAAGATACAGATTATTTTAGACAACCTGCTCTTCACTATCAAGAACATGGCTGTTATACTAAATTATACCCTAATCCACACCCTAATTCTGAGTATTCATTATTCTGGAAAGAAGAAGCTAGAAGATGTAGGGAAGGATATGTAAGAGAGGCAGATGGAGAATGGATACCTGGGTATTATTACTATTATTTAAATTATTCTCCTATCCTGCTAGTAAAGAGAGTAGACGAAGATTTACAGAAAGAAGGAGCTAAATCTAGAGCAGAAAGATCTAGAGATTTCCCAGCATTTTGGGATGGAGATTACTTGTATTACCATTATATAGAGCAAGGAGAGGCAACTGGTACTTACGGTAATGTATTAAAAACAAGGGGTAGAGGATTCTCATTTAAAGGGGGATCTATGGATGGTAGAAATGCTCATCTATTTCCAGAGAGTAAATCATACTCTATGGCTTCTGAGAAAGAATATTTAACTAAGGATGGTATTATTACTAAGGCTTGGGATAACCTTGACTGGGTAGGAGATACTACTCCTTTCCCTAGTTCTAGAATCATAGATAGGGAAATGCATAAGCAAATAGGCTATATAGATGCAGAAACTAAATTAAAGAAAGGACTTAAATCTGAGATAATAGGAGTATCCCTAAAAGATAACCCAGATAAAGCAAGGGGTAAGAGGGGTAAGCTAATCAAATGGGAAGAGTCTGGTGTATTCCCTGGATTACGTAAAGCTTGGGGTGTAGCTAGGATGTCATTAGAGGATGGGCGTAATGTCTTTGGATATATGATAGCTTTTGGTACTGGTGGTACAGAAGGAGCTGCTTTTGAGGCTGCTGAAGAGTTTTTCTATAATCCTGAAGGGTATAACATACTAGCATTGCCTAACGTGTATGACAAAGTATCTGGTAGAGGTATGTGTTCATTTTTCTTTCCTGAATATATGAACAGAGCTAACTGCTATGATAAAAACGGAAATTCTGATGTAATCAAAGCTTTAGTAGAAATATTAGAAGATAGATTAAAAGTAAAGAGAGGTACATCTGATCCTACTGCTCTTATACAAGAGAAAGCAGATAGACCTATCACTCCTCAAGAGGCAGTAATGAGAAGAGAGGGATCTATCTTTCCTATAGGAGATCTAAAAGATTATTTATCAGATATAATGCCTAACTTAGAGAAGTTTGTATCTCCACACTGGACAGGAAGATTAGTAGTAGATTCTACTACAGGAGATATAGAGTGGAAGATGGATGAATCTGTACATCCTATTAGAGATTTCCCTATAAAGGATAATGCTAATAAAGCTGGATGTCTTGAGATATTTGAGATGCCTTATAAAGATAGTACAGGTAAAGTACCTCATGGATTATATATTGCAGGAATTGACCCTATTGATGATGATCATTCAGGAACTAGTTCTTTGTACTCTATGTTTATTATGAACACTTTAACAGGCAGGATAGTAGCTGAATACACAGGTAGAACATTTTCTGCTAATGATGTATATGAGCTTACACGTAGAGCTTTAATATTTTTTAATGCTCAAGCTAATTATGAGAATGACAAAAAAGGACTATATGCATACTTTAAAAACAATAATTGTCTACACTTATTAGCAGATACGCCTGAGATAATTAGAGATATGAATATAGGAACTATATCTCGTATAGGTAATAAATCTAAAGGATGTAACTCTTCTAAACAGCTAAATGCCTGGGCTAGAAGGCTTCAAGCTCAGTGGATGGTAGAACAAGCTTATGTAAATGAAGATATAGAAGACGATAATAACCTTATGAACTTACATAGAATAAGATCTATAGGTTATATCAAAGAAGCAATACAATATAACCCTGATGGAAACTTTGATAGAGTCTCTGCTATGGGTATGTTAATGATACTAAAAGAAGATAGAGCTAGAATTAATGTTTCTATAGATGAATCAGATGTAGATGAATTCTCTGGATCTAGCTTTTGGGATCGTAGTTACAAGGCTAAGAATAATGATTTTAGCTATAATGGAATGGAAAAGTTTAAAAATTTTAATATAAAATAGTTGTTAATATCATTATTAATTACTATTATTGTAAGTTATACAAGAAAAAAATAAATGGCACAAAAAGGTTATACACAATTCCCAAGACAGAAACTTCCTAAATCTAAAAAAGATAAAAAATGGGGGATATCTTGTATAGAGGCTGGAGAGTCTTTAGGTATATATAGAAATTCTTCTATTAGGAATTCTTATAGAAATAAGTTAACTAATTATAATCTAGCTAATGATATATTAGATCCAGAGGATATAGAAAGAACTTGTAATCCAATGGGACTAAAAGGGGGAACATTTCCTGCTAAAATGCAGAACTACCCTATAGCTAACCCTAAGATGGATCTGCTAATAGGAGAAGAAAGAAAAAGAAGATTTGATTGGCATGCTAGAGTTAAGAATGATGATGCCATTACACAAATAGAAAGAGATAAGAAAAAAGAGTTAATAACTCTTATAGAAGATTCTTTAAAAGATGATGCCTTAACAGAGGATGAATTAAAAAGAAAGTTAGAGTCATTAGAAAAATATCATAATTGCGGGTGGCAAGATATAAAAGAAAGACAAGCTTCTCAGATATTAAATCACTTATACAGAGAGTTAGACTTACACGATAAGTTTTCTAGAGGATTTGAGGATATGCTTATATCTTCTGAGGATATGTATTGTGCGGATATAATAGCAGGAGAGCCTGTTTTACGTAGATGTAATCCATTAAATATACATACAGTTAGATCTGGAGAGTCTCCTTACTTAGAAGATGCAGATATAGTTATAGAAGATGGATATCACTCACCTGGTGCAGTCATAGATATGTATCATGATGTTCTATCAGAAAAAGAAATTAGAAGAATAGATGAAGGTCTTAACTTATCTTCTACAGATGGATTTGTATCTATAGGAGAAAGAGAACAGTCTATTGTTATAGATGGTCTTATGGACTCTGATGGTAGAGGTAGGCTATATGGAGATGACTATGACACTGAAGGAAATATAAGAGTAGTACGTGTAGTATGGAAATCTCTTAAAAAAGTATATAAGCTTAAGTATCTAGATGAAGATGGCGATGAGCAGGAAGAAATAGTTTCTGAAGATTATAAGAGACAACCTGGAGATGATTTAACTACTCTATGGGTAGGAGAATGGTGGGAAGGTACTAAGATAGGTGGAGATATCTATGTTAAAATACAACCAAGACCCATACAGTTTAGAAGTATGACTAATCCTTCTAAATGTGCATCAGGATATGTAGGAGTTTCTTATAATATAAATAATTCTAAAGCTAAATCTTTATTAGATAGAATGAAGCCCTATCAATATCTGTATAATGTATTTATGTACAGAACAGAGTTAGCGTTTGCTAAATCTAAAGGTAAAATAGCTAAGTTAAATGTATCCAAGGTTCCAGATGGCTGGGATGTAGATAAGTGGATGTATTATGCTGAAGTTATGGGTTGGGCAGTAGAAGATCCTTTTAAAGAAGCTAAAAAAGGTGCTGCTACAGGTAAGTTAGCAGGTACTATGAATGAAAGTGCTCCTGTTATAGATATGGAGATGGGTAACTATATCCAGCAACATATTATGATGTTAGGATTTATAGAACAACAGTTAGGAGAGATAGCTGGTGTATCTAAACAACGTCAAGGGCAGGTAGAAAATAGAGAATCTGTAGGAGGAGTAGAAAGAGCTGTAACTCAATCTTCACATATAACAGAAAAGTTATTTCAGGTACACGCAGAGGTTAAATTAAAAGCATTAAATGTTTTATTAGAAACTGCTAAGTATGCTTGGAAAGGAACTAAGAAGAAAGTAAGATATGTGTTAGATGATTTAACTACTGAACTATTAGAGTTAGATGGAGAAGAGTTTAACTCTGCAGAATATGGATTATTTGTAAGCCACTCAGCATCTGATACTCAATTAATGGATTCTATCAAATCTTTAGCTCAAGCAGGTATACAGAATGATAAAGTAAACTTCTCTCAGTTAATGGATATTTATATGAGTCCTTCTTTAGCTGATATGAGAAAGAAACTTGAAAGAGCAGAAGAAGATAAAATACAAAGAGATCAAAAAGCTCAACAGCAAGCACAAGAAATGCAAACTCAATCTCTTCAGGCAGCTGCAGAAGAGGCAGAGAAAGCTAGACAGTTTGAGTTAGCTAAAATAGATAAAGAGTATGATAGAAAAGCTCAACTAGAATATATAAAACTAGAAGGTAAATTTAATGAAAAAGGAGTAGACCTAGATAAAGACGGTATACCTGATGATTTAGAATTACAAAGAGTACAATCTCAAGAGAGACTTAAGAAAGAGGAACTAGCTGTTAAAGAGCGTATTGAGGAAAAGAAACTTAAGCATGCAGCCTCAGAAGGTGATAAAGAAAGAGCTAACAAGCTAAAAATAGCTAAATCTAAACCTAAACCTAATACAAGCAAATAAATAAAAGCTATAGTCAGTTAATTTTTTATATTAAAAACTATAATAATCTTTTGGAAACTAAAATATTAATATATAATTTTGTAAACTATAAATAAAAGCAAATGGACAATTTATTCAATGTAAACCTTAACTCAATGTCAGATGAATCATTTGATATAGACGCTTCTGGAGAAGTTGTGGGAGAAGGTACTACAGAAACTAATGCTGGAGAGGGAGAGACTTCAGCTGAAGCTACCGCAGGAGAAACTGCTGCAGAGGCTCAAACATCTACTGATGACTTATTTGATATTGATGAAAATGGGTTTACTGCAGATGAAAGAAAACAAAAAGATGAAAAAGAAGACTCAGAAGAGTCTAATAATATTGCAGATGCAAATGTAACGGGAGATGCTAGTAGCGAAGCTACATCAACAAACAGCCCTGACGGTGAAGGAGAATCTTCTCCTGTAATTCCATTTGCCTCTCTTCTTCACCAAGAGGGTGTCTTACCTAACCTTAACTTAGATGAATTTAGTTCTTCTGAAGATAAGACTAAGGCACTTATAGAAGCTGTTAAAAAAGAGATAGCAACCGCTAATGATAACTTTGTAAGTTCTTTTCCTAAAGAGCTAGTTGACTTAGCTGAAGCTGTTAAAAACGGAGTACCTTTAGAATCTTTAAAAGATCATAAGGTAAAAGAATTAAACTATGCTAGTATAAATGAGGCTTCATTAGATGAGAATATATCTCTTCAAAAGAGACTAGTTAAAGAAAGTCTAATGAATAAGGGATTTAAAGAAGCTAAGGCTGATAGATTAGTTGAAACATATGAAGATATGGATTCACTATTAGATGAAGCTAAGGATTCTTTAGAAGGGCTTAAAGAGTATCATAAGAAAGCACAAGAAGAAGCTGTAGCTAATCAAAAAGCACAGCAAAAACAAATGGAGGAAAACAACGCTCAGTTAATTAATAATATCAAAAGTACTATAGACACTACTGAAGAAATTATACCTGGGATTAAGTTGAATAAATCCACTAGAGAAAAGACATTCAATGCTATGACTCAAATAGTAGATAATGATGAGAATGGAGCACCTGTTAACTATATTATGTCTTTAAGAGCAAAAGATCCTCTTAAGTTTGATATGAAGTTAGCATATGTAGCTCAACTTACAAATGGGTTCTCTGATTGGTCAAAGATAACTAAAACGTCTAAGACTAATGCTACTAAGGATTTTGAGAAAGCTTTAACATCTAATACTTCCCATAAAGCAGGTAGACATGCTCAACCTAAAGGGGGAGAGGTTGATCCACTAGAAGGATTAAAAGGATTATTTAAATAAACGTAAACTATATAAATTAATAAAAAATGCCAAAATTAAGTCAATTTCAAATGACAGAAGCACAAAGCTGGACTGGTCTTACGACTAAGAACCATATGGGTGCTATCTATCAACAAGAACCACAAATGGCATCAAAGTTAATGACTAGGATTCATCAAACTAACTTCGGTCAAGATTTAGACTCTTACCTAGACCAGTTTGACCCATTATATCTAGACACTGACAATGATTTTGAGTGGGAGCTAATTGGTAGTGCTAAGAAAAATGTTCCATTAGTAGAAGCTAGAATAGCTGGTACTCCTGTAACAGGAATAGATAAACCAGGTGCAAACTTTACTGAGTTTGAGCTTGTATTCCCAGAACAATGGTTCTCTGATGAGAATATCATTGTAGGTGAGAAAAATGAATTATACTCTATGCAAGTAATTGCTGACCCAACTCCAGAAGGAACTCAAAACTGGGTATATAGAGTTAAGTTAATAACTGGTGATCCAGACTTGTTTGTTCCTCTTGAGGAATTAGAAGGTGGAAAAAGATTCTCTAAGGATTGGTCTCTAGTTGAGCAAACTCTTTCTAAAAAGGGTGGATTGATCAACTTCAACTCTCCATTTAAAATGAGAAACTCTTTCTCAATGATCCGTATGCAACATACTACTCCTGGTAATATGATTGACAGACCATTTGCCACTAAGTGGAGAGGTACTGACGGACAAGCGTACACTACATGGACTCAATATGAGGATTACATGTTTGATTACCAATTTAGAATGGAGAAAAACAGAATGTTGATGTTTGCTCATTCTAATAAAGCTGCTGACGGAACTTACAAAAACTATGGTAAGTCTGGTCACATCAAGAAACAAGGTGCAGGTATCCGTCAACAAATGGAAGCTTCTAACTCTTCTTTCTACAATGATTTTTCTATTGATTACTTGATTAACATTCTTTTAGATTTATCTGAAGGTAAGTTACCAGGAGATCAGAGAGAGTTTGTACTAAGAACTGGTGAAAGAGGTGCTGTACAATTTCATAAAGCAATTGAGGACAATATTCAGTTATTTACTCCTTTACAAGATTACACTAGAATGTATCAAACTTCTGGTAACATCAAAGGAACAGGTGCTGCTAGAAATGGTTCTGATATTAAAATGCCTTATGGATACGGTGGACAATTTATCGAGTATATGGGGCCAAACGGAGTTAAAGTTAACTTGGTAGTGGATTCTCTATACGATGATAAAGAAAGAAACAAGATCTATCACCCAGACGGTGGAGTTGCTGAGTCTTACAGATATGATATCTTAGATGTTGGTACCAATGATGGAGAGCCAAACATAAGAAAAGTATATGTGAAAGGTCAAGAAGACATTATGGGCTATGAGCCAGGTCTACGTCACCCATTCTCTAGAAATGGTGAAAGACACATAATGGCTAATTCTACTGATGGATATACTATGCATAGAGCTGCTGTATGTGGTGCTATGGTGAAAGATCCATCTAGAACTGCTCAGATTATACCATCAATCTTAGCTTGCTAATAAACGATTAATTTAAATAAAAAGAAAATGGAAACACTAGAAAAAACAGCATTTACTCTACCTAAAGGTAAAGTACAAGTTGTGCCTGTAAGGAGAAAAGGCGGTTGGGTAGATCCTAATCATGAGGCCTCTTTCTTATTTAAAACATCAAAAATAACAATCGTAGTACCCCAAGATAGAAAAACGGGTAGATTGGTAAATCCCTTAACTGAAGAGGAGAAGGCTTTCTTTGAAAACAAGAAGGCCTCTGGCCTCTCTTTCAATGAAGGAGATTTATCTATACATAAAGAGAAGAAAGAAAACTTTTGGTTGAAATTTAGATTTGATCTAGATAAAAATGTTAAAGAGTTGAATCTTTCAGATCCTATGGATTATATTACCTATAAAGTTCTTAAAGCTAACACAGCACTAATAGCACCTTCTATTGAAGAAAAATTTGGTAAAGGTAGTTATAAGTTTGCGTTAACAACGGCTGGCTATGAGGAAAAAGCAAAAGCTAAGGTAGCATACAATAAACGAGAAGCGTATAAGTTATTTGATAAGTTGTCTGAAAGTGCAACTAGTATGACAAATTTCTTAAACGTATATTACTCTGACAAACCAGGTAATTTAAGAATTCCACGTAATGCTACTAGAGACTTTTTAGAAGCAGAGATAGAAAAGATTATTGAAAAAGACATCGCAGGTTTTAATACTACTACTAAAGATGAGCACTTTGACGATAAACTATTGATATTTAATGCTCTAAATGCAAGAGCTATACAAAGAGACGGAATTGCTTATACATTACCAGGAGGTAGAGTTATAGGAAATTCAATGAACGAAGTAATTGGTTTTATCTTAGATGACGCTAATAACGAAGAAGTTCTTAAAATACAAGCAAGAATAGAAAATTCTAATTAATGACAGCACCAGAGTTTAAAGAAGCATTTTTAATCTTATATGATAAATTAACAAACCTAGCTGCCCCAGGGTATACGGATGATGAGATTAGTTTTCTTTTAACTAAGGCTGAAGAACAATTAGTAAAAACTGCTTATAACTTCAAAGGCAACAAATATAATGATGGCTTTGAGGAAACAGAAAAAAGAAGAAAGGATTTATCAGAGCTAACTAGGAATGCAACCCTAGATAGTTCTGCTATTTCTTCTGATCAAGATGGTGTATCTCTTAATGGGGTGTTCTACAACTTACCAGATGATCTATTATATACAATCAGAGAAGAAGCTACTATAAGCTCTTCAGATGCTTGTATAAACGGTAATAGAATAAGTGTTAAGCCCGTAACCCATGATGAGTATACAGCAACTATAAATAATCCATTTAAGAAGCCAAATGAAGGTTTGGTTTGGAGATTGGATTTTAGTACAGATACTAACTCTAATAGAAGACATGAACTAGTACTAGGAGATAATTATACAATAGATTTATATCATGTAAGATATATAAAAAGACCAAGAGGTATAGATCTAGCTACTAATTTAACTTCAGAACTAGATGAAAGTGTTCATCAAGAAATAGTTGATAGAGCTGTAAGAATAGCTACTGCAGTTACAGACCCACAGCAATATCAAATAAAGATTAATGAACAACAACAATCAGAGTAATCTGAGCTATTTTTAATAGCGTGTATAAGCAAAAATAAATTAAATAAACATATTGTTAAACTAAAAACATTCTAAAATGAGTGCAAGACAACAAACAAACGTTCAATATTTAGCATTAGGTGATGCTGCAGCTTTATCTGCTGGAGGAATTGATACTCTTAATGAAGGAGAGATCGGTGTATTTACTCCACAAGGAGTAAGAATTACTGGAGCTAACGCAGCTGGTATTGAAAAATTTATAGTAGTTACTGATAGAGGAACTGAGCCAAACTTAGTATCTGATGTAATTGAGACTGCTAAAATAAAAACTGCAGTTTCTAAGGACACAGTTGCTGCTGTAGAACAAAAAGATGTAATAGGTTTTAATGGTACTTCTGGTGCTATTGAAGAAATTAATGACAACCTTTATATGGTTGCTATGTATATCCAAGAATATTTAACTTCTAATACTGATGGTAGATACATTAAACATTTCCAATATAAGTCTGACCTAGATACTACTCAAGATGAGGTAGCTATAGGACTTGTAGGAAGTGCTGTACGTAACTTCTCCAGAGAAGCTGAAGATTATATGGATTTTAAAGCTTTATGTAGTGATGCTGGTGCTGCTACAACTGTAGAATTTAGCGTAGCTAAAGGTAGTAACACTGCTGTATTTGCTGCTGCTCCTACTGTAGCTATCGGAGATTTTATCAGATTTGGTACTGCTCTTACAGATAACGTATATGAAGTTAAGAAAGTTGTTGGTAACAACGTAACTTTAGATAGATGTGTAACTGACGCTACTCAGACATTTGCTGTAGGTGCTGCTCAAGAAATTGCTGCTGCTGCTGGAGCTGCTGCTGATTGGGGAATTGTTGCTGAAGGTAAGCCATTGTCTTTCAGAATTGGAAAAGAGTTCTACAAGAAAGTAAGATGGGAATATACTTTAACTGATTTTGGATCTACTAACTCTCAAAGAGAAGCTGTAGCTAACGATGGAGTTGGAGTTTATGAGCAAATTGCAGAAGCAGAATGGTTCTTACAAGGTCATGAAGGAGAATACTTCAGAATGGGTGAGCCAGCTATCTATGACGCTCGTAGAGACGTTAAGAAAACTTCTTACAACCAAATTGATTTATTATTCTCTAATGATGAAGTTGTAGGATTTCAGCCAAATGTTTCACCTAAGCACTTAAGTATTGCTGTTCCTATTGCTGGAGCTGACTATGCTACTGATGCTACTGATGGTGTTGCTGCTGTGTTATCTTTGATTACTGGAGCTACTTTATCTCTATAATAATTAAACACTTTAGACTAGGTAGGTAATCCCCTGCCTAGTCTTTTTTTTAAATTTTTTTTATGCTTACACCAAATCTTGACTTAAAATTAGTCTGTAAAGACGGAGAACTGCAGTTAGCAATATTAGATTGCACAGGTAGTTATGATGACCCGTTAAACCTAGGAGGCTTTGGTACTCCAAACACAGAAACATCTGAAGTATTAACAACTACTTTGCAGATAATGTTTCCATCAGGAGATGTTTATGTATTAGACACTTCTGCAGACTTACCTAATTTAGAAGGGGAAACTCTTTATTACACTTATGAGCAGATTACTGGAGGCACAGGAGAATTTGTAGATGGACAATATTCTTTTTTATATACTCTAGAAGCAGATGAACTTTCAGGACTTCAAACATATACTTTTGAGTATTTAGGATTATTTTTCCCAAATGCTGAATGCTGGGTAGATAATCAACTAATAAATTTAGATTTAGATAGTTGTGCTTATTTTGATAAAAAATATACACATATAAAAGAAGTACTATTTGTATCTACATTAATAGATGCTCTAGGAGTACACTCTTGTTTAGGAGAAGCAGATAAATTTGACAATACCTTAAACACCCTTAATATATATAAAGATAATAATTTTGACTGTAAAACTTGCTAGATATGAGTTGCTGTAATAACGATAAAACATTAATTTTAAAACAAACAATCAACAACGATGTAACTAACGTAGATGGTGTTTGGTTAAACGGATCAGGAGCTCCTCTTGACGCATTAGGAATAGATACTAACTATTATATAGATACTGATACAAATGATATCTATTATAAAGATGCTGGTACTTGGGGAACTGCTATAGGAAATATAAAAGGGGATGATGGACAAGGTATAGATCACGTATCCTTAACTTCTGGAACTAGTGCACCTGGTACTACAGATACTTATACTGTATGGGGAGATGTAGCTGAAACTATTAACTTAGGAACATTTGATGTATACAATGGAAATGATTTTACTCCTACAGCTCCTTTATGGACTAGTGTAGATACTTCCTCTTTTGTAACTGTAGCCAACACAGGAATTCTAACAGATTTTTTAAGTCAAGTAATAACTTCAAGCGTTGATTTTATACAAGTAGGAAATGTATTTACTTTTAGATTTAAAATATTTCACTCTTTTCAAGTAGTAAGTGGACAATTTACAGAAGATAGTTATTATTCTTTAGACTTAGGTGCTATTTATGGCACTGTTACAGGTCTTTTAACAACTTCTTACTTAGACTTAGCTAAAGCTAAACTTTCTAACAATACAACTGGAGATATATTAAATATAGACCATGGAGAAGTAAGTGTAGGTACAGGCGATAAAATAGATATATCTGTAAGAGATTTTACAGGTTCTACAGTAACTCCTGGGCCAACATACCACGTAAATCTTTCAGGTACTTTTATATTACCAGTAACTCCTATATAATATAAGAATATGAGTCTAGAAGAGTGCATACAAGTTGCTAATAAAAAATTCTCTGATCTTACTGATAAGATTGTCTTAAAAATGAAGATTGGAGAATATTGTGAAAAAGAAATACTAGATTTAGAAGTTCTTAATAAATGGAGAGAGATATTAGAAAAACAAACATGTGCTAATGCTGATTGTGGATTAGATGAAGAAGCACAAGAATTACTTTGCAAAAAAATAAATTTATTTTAAAATGGCTGCTCCTAATATAATTAGAAATATAAACGCTTTAAAGGAAGTTTTAACGGCTTCTGGAGATGATACATTAATAATAGGTAAAAAACGTGGGAGATCAGCTGTAAATGCCTATGAGCCTCGTTTAATCTTACTAGAAACTCTTACACAATATTTAGCATCTGATCCTGATCTTCTTGATAGTATATCTGAATATATATTAGGGTTACTAGAAGGAGAGAACTTAGGTACAGGTGTAGAAGTATTTAAAGAGGTAGTAGATGGTTCTTTTAAGTTTCATACTTTAGTAGAAGGAACTGGCATTACTCTTACCTTAAATGAGACTACTGGAGAAATAACAATAGACTCTACTGGAGGTGGAGGTGGAGGTACTTTTACTAACTTAGATCCAACTCCTGTTGCTGTAGGGGGATATCCTGCAGGTACTACATTTGATAATGTAGATTATCCTACATTTGCTCAAGGATTGATGTATCCTTATCAAGAACCTGCTTTAACTTTATCTTCTAGTTTATTTAAGACATATGAAACTGGGGAATTTGTCCCTAGTGGTATACAAAGTATAAATTATACTGTAAGTAATTCTGCTAATATAAAAGCACAACCACCTAATGTAGGTGTACCTTCAACTTCTATAGTAGGAGCTACTTTCCCTGTAGATCCTATTGAGTTATTACCTGCAGGATCTTTTGATATAGATATTCCTTTAGGAACTTCATTAAGTAGTCCAGGTACAAAGAATATTAGCTTACAAGGTACTAACAGTAATGACGATACATTTAGTAAAACAGGTACATTAACCTTTAGAGATAAAAGATATTGGGGTACAGCTGCTTTCTTTGGCAACCCTTCTAATGCTGCTATTATAGCTGCTGATGGTGCTGGTGTAGGTGCTGGTAATGAGTTTTCTACTACAAGAGTCCAATCAAGAAATGGTATTGATGGAGGAGGTAGATATTTATTTTTCTCTTGGCCAACTTCTTTTGGAACTCCTACATTTGTTGTAAATGGGTTACCTAATACAGCTTGGACTAAAGTAGGAGATGCTTTTACTTTTTTTAACAGTAATGCTAATCCAGTAACTTATGATACTTGGATGTCCAACACACAACAAAATTCACCAATAGCAACCTTTCAAATAACATAATATGGCTCAAAACACAGGTACATTAGTAACAGCTGCAATTAGACCTAATGATAGTCTAGACCTTATAGCATCTGCTTTTGCAAATGAAGTAAAGGGAGGAAATCATGGCTATGCTACATTAGCTGAAAGAGACTCTATTATAGAGCAGAGACGTGAGTGGGGTATGTTTTGTACAGTATATGATGATGGTGCTAATAATGGCACTTATATACTTACTAAAGATGAAAGCTCTGGTACAATTACAGATAATGGCAACTGGATAGTGTTTGTAGGTAATGACGGTGTTTTAGAACCACCTGCTATTATATTACCTCCTTCTACTCCTGTAGTAACAGGTAATAAAGAAGTATTAGACGCTATAGTAGCAACTGTAAATGGCAGTGAAGCTATTGCTACAGGAATAACAATAGTTCCTAATGATGATGTATATCCAACTGTTGAAATTAACAATGATGAATTAACTGTAGGAGATGGTGTAACTACTTTACAATGTTACTTTGCTGATCCTGCTACTCCTACTCAAGCTAGGGGATTTTCTCCAACATCTCCAAATGGTAAGATAGCATTAGGAGATAAATTATATGTTAATCCAAGTTTAATAGGATATACTTTAGATACTGAAGATACTATAACTATAAAATTTTAATAATAAATAAATAATTAAATAATTAAATAATGGGAAAACAAACTAGAGTTAAACAAATAAGGTTTGACGATGTATTAAACTTTGCTGTACAGTCACAGATTACTAATATGGCACCAGCAACTGCAGGAACAGATGCAGTTAACAAAAACCAATTAGATGCTGTAGCAACACTGATTAATAACTTAGAATGGCTTAATTCAGCTTTAGATTACATTACTGATAATACTGCTCTACCTCCAACAGAAGTTACTGGAGATAGATATGTATTATCTCATGATGGAGGTGCTCCTAACGCTGCTTGGGATGGTGCTTCTGCTGGAGATGTAGTTGAGTTTAATGGGACTACTTGGGATGCAACTACTCCTACTGTAGGTACATTTATAGCTGTTGATGATGAGCTAGACAGACTTTACTGCTGGGGTGGTTCTTCTTGGACTCCTAAACAGTTTGAGAATACTACTGCTTCTACTGGTCTTACTAAAGTATTAAATGACATACAGTTAGATAGTTCTGCTGCTGGTGATGGTCTTAACTTTTCTACAGGAACTCTTTCAGTAGATCCTACTGATGGTACAATTGTAGTTGATGGTACTGGTGTATCTGTTGGAACTATTACTTCTGCTAAGGTTTCTGATTTTACTGAGGCTGCTCAAGATGCTGTAGGTACTATATTAACAGATTCTGCTACTATTGATTTTACTTATGATGATGGAGCTAATACTATTACTGCTATTGTAATTGCAGATAGTATTGATGAAACTCATCTTAAAGGTCTAAATGATGGTGGTGCTGGTACTGCTGGACAAGTTGTTGTTTCTGATGGTGCTGGAGGATTTACATATGCTACTGATTCATCTTCTACAGATGCTAGAGTAGCTGCTGCTTCTGCTGTAACCTCTGGAGAAAACTCATTGTCTTATACTACTCCTTTTACTGCTCAAGCTCCTAGAGCTGCTTCTATACCACAAGTATTTGTTAATGGTGAATTTATTAAAGTTGGAGATGGTGTAGCTACTGATTTTGCTTATTTTGCAGAACCAGGTGCTCCTACTACTGCACTAGCTTTAAATGCTCTTACAACTACTTGTAACCTTTATTGGAATAGCACTACTGCTGGGTATATCCTAGATGCTAATGATGAAGTTGCAATACACTATAACTACTAATAAGTAGCAAAATTAATTAGGGAGGTAACCAATCCTCCCTTTAATATTGAAAATAACATTTACTAATGAGCAATAAAACTAGAATAAAACAATTAAAATCAGAAAATCCAGGAGGATTAATTTTACAAGGGACAAACGTACTAGAATCATTAATAGGTGTTGATGGCCAAACATTAGTAAATGTAGGAGGTACTTGGACTGCAGGTAGCTTTAATAATATTTATAATAATGATGGTACTATAGGTGCGGGTAGGGTAGCAACTATAACCGACCTTTTAACTTTTGATAGTGGAGATATTAGGCTTAACGGTAAATTAGGCATTAATAGTGCAATACTAGCAGACTACACAGCAGTAATAGGGGGAGCTACAAGGCTTCAAGAAAGATTAGATCTAGGTACTGGAAATTTACCAGCAGATGCGAAAGGTACACTTA